GCGGGCGATCACAAATCGCAGCGCCGGCGCAAGTGTGTTCTCAATGAAGCCCTTGACGGCGTTGAAGACATCGTTGAAGGTCATGCGAACCATCGGCCAGTTGGTCTGGACAAACGCTACGACGTATGCGATACGCTCGCTGAGCCCGCCTGGTCCCGTCCCGAGAGAGCCTCCAATCCCCTCAATTGCACGCCGCACGTCCGGCATGACGCCCGACACCCACCCCGCGAACTGCTGAATTAGTGGCACGAGGACAGGCAGGAGTTGGCTCCCAACCGTGACGGCGATCCCCTGGAAGGCGGTCCCGAGATCGGCCATCTGCTTCTTCATCTCAATCGACTGGTTCACGCCATCTTCGCCAATCGCCAGCCCAAACGCCTTGGCCTGCTTTTCTGCCGCCTCGAACCCGCCGTGGGCGAGCGTGTTCATTACATCGGAGAGGCCCTTGCCGCTCTTTCCAAAGAGCGACATCATCAGATCGGTCTTCTGTAGGCCGTCCGGCAGGCTGGCCACCACCCTAGACACGTTCTTGAGGATGTCAACGGTCGGTAGCATCTGCCCGTTGGCGTCCTTGAACGAGATGCCCCAGTTCTTCATCACAATGCCGGTTGGCCCCAGCTCGCCCTTGGCGTCTTTCAGCCCGGTGGTGAACTTGCCCATCTGGGCGGAGATGTCATCGACGTTTCCGCCGACGCGCCGAACGGCAATCGAGAGCGCGGCGGATTCATTGGCGGACGTCCCAAGCACGTCGCCAAGGCTGTCGAGTTTGTCTGCCCAGTCGGTGGTCGCCGCGAGACTCGCGCCCATCGCGGCCGCCGCGGCAGTTGCCCCGCCGACGATGGCGCCCGCGGCAACCTTCCCGAGGCTGGCCAGGCCCGCGCCCAGCTTGGATGCGATGGACTCGCCCGACGACTTGGCGATGCCCTCGGCTTCCCCCATCGTCTTGGAGAATCCACCGGCGTCGCCAATCAGCTTGACCACCAATGTCGCGAGCGTGCTCATTGCTTTCGCTTGTCCTCGCCGCCGAACGCGGCATTCAGCATCTCAACCAGCGCGAGCTGGTCTTGCCAGGGCTGGGCCTCTTTCTCCTGTCTATCGAACTTCGGCATGAAGTCGTCCACCTCGTACGGCTTAGAGCGCCGCTTTTCGTCCCGAGCGATGTTCGCGGTCAGCGCGGCCAGGACCCCCATCCGCAAGTCCGCCCGGCTATCGCCGAACGGCTCAAGGGTGTAGAAGGCCATCCACTCCCCGAACTCGCGCGCGCTCATCCGCGCCTGTAGCTCTTCGACCGTGCATCCACCGAGAGCCAGGGCGAGCCGAAACCAGAACCGGCGTTCGGCCCGCCCTCTCAGTTTCCCGCCAGCTCCTCCACGTCAGAGTCGCTCATCCCGCTCAGTCGCTGGCCAGCTTCATAGACCCGCTGCAAAGCCGCGGCGCTCTTCTTGCCCAGCTCGGCGATGTCAGACTCACCGAAGAGCGGATTGCCGTCCTCGCCTACCATCGTCCGTGCGACGACCTTTGCCCGCAGATCCCTAAGATCGATCTTGACCTTGCGCCCGTTGCGGTCGATGACGCTGGCCTCCAGGCTGTCGCGCTGGCTGCCCGTCATTCCCGTGACGATGACCTCGCCGCCCCACTCCGGAACGGATACCGTTTCCGTTGGGCGGTCTTTGGCGGCGAGGATCTGGTCCCTGGAGAGAATCGCCATATGCGTTAAGCCAGGGTCGGAACGCCGGTGAGCTTCAGCGTGAGCGAGGCCGTGAGCGCCCCGTCAACGGCCGCGTCCGGCTCGAAGCCCGTCACGAAGGCGGCGAACGTCCAGGTGGTGGGCGACGCCGACGGGAACACAAGCTGGAAGTTGCGCTTGGTGCGGTTGTACATGTCCTTCAGGACACCCGCGCTATAGCTCTGGGTGGCGTTGGCCGGCAACCAGTTCATGTCGAACGTCACCTCGCCCCCGTCCAGGAGCCCCGCGATGTACTCGCGGAAAGCCGAGGTCGAGCTGTGGCTGGTCACTTCGATCGTATCCATCTTGAGCTTCGGCCCCTTGATGTTCTTGACCTCGGCGATGGTGGCGAACGACTCGGTCCCGCCGCCGTCGCCGAGCTTGAGCAGCGTCCCGAAAGACGGAGTTGCAGATGAAGCCATTGAGTTTCCTCCCGCTGAGTTAGCTCAGCTTGATGATGCCGAACTTGACCTCGGCGTGGTCGGCCGAGAAGTAATAGAGTCCGTCGGTCTGACTCCAGCCCGGCAACGGAAGCGGGCCGTAGATCCGGATCGCGCCGGCCGCGATTGACTCCGCTGTGATCGTGCCCAGTCGATTTTGCGCATCGAGCGAGCTGGTGATCGTCACGGCATGCGCGCCGGCACCGGTGTTGTGCGCGACGATCAACTCACTGCCGGTGGCCACGGCAGAGTTGCCGTTGGCGACATCGGCGGCCGTCATCGTCACGGCCACGCCGGCCGTGGGGTATCCCCCGACTGCGGTGGTCTTGGTGAGCGCTGTGCGAGGCATCGTCTACTCCTTCGGGGGAATCTCCGTCCCCCACTTATTGGCCACAAGAATGTCGGCCGTGCTGGTGATCGGTGGCGGCGGCCCGCAGCGCAGGCAGAGCGCCTTCATCTCGCGCGCGGCCTTGATCCCGCCAAGCGTGTCGCGCATGCAGAGCGAGCAGGTGTGCTGCTCAACGCCCCGCCAATTCCCGACAACCCACTGGCTGTCATCAGGTCCCGCAGGGACAGCGGGCTCGGGTTCTGTGGGCATGAGCGCCTTCATCTTTCCCATGAGCCTCCTACGATTCGTTGTGTTGCATCATCAGATCCATGCGGACGACCGGCACCTGGGCGGTGTCGCCGTAGCCGTCCGATTCGTTTTCCACCATCGTGACGACGGTCAAGTCGCCCACGGTGTTGGTCTTGCCCCCCAGCGCCCGCCGCACGGCGAGGGCCAGGCTGAGCGCCTCCATGTGGGTGTTGCCCTCCAGGGTGAGCTGGAAACGTGTCCGGGCCAGCGAGCTGAAGCCCGAGTGCGAATACTCCGGGATGTGGCTGATCCGCTGATAGGCGATCGCCGGCCGCTCGGCGGTCTGCGGCACGAGCTGCGGATACACCCGGCTGCCCACCATCGTGGCGACGCCGGTGTTCGACTGGAGCAGGAAGACCAGCGCCTCAGCGGCGAGCATCAGTCCTCATCGTCGGCAGCGGCCTGGGCGATCCTGGCCTCCACCACGGCTTGCCGGAGCGACTCGCCCACCGCAGCCTCGGCTTCTTTCTGCTTGGCGTCGAATGCCGGCCGCAGAAACGGCCGGGCGGCCATGCCCGGATGACGCACGCGCCCGGTGATGACGGCGCCGTTGTCGCCCTCGAAGGCCAGCGGGCTCCCCTTGATCTCGTGAGCGGTGACGCCCTGCTCCACGAAGCGCATCCGCCAGGCGCGCTTGGATATCCGGACCGTGGCTTCCACGATGTCCTTGCGCGGGCTTGACGCCTTCGAGACCAGCACTTTCTTGTAGCGGCTGGGCGGCACCCGAGCCGCGGCGTCCGCCTTGATCACGTCCACGCCGGCCTTGCTGGCCGCGCGGAGCGACTTCTTGACGTTGCCGTCGGCGTCCCGAAGGGCCTTGAGCAGCGCTTCTCCGCCTTCGACCTTGACCGAGACCAGGTTGCCGGAGGCCATCAGCCCACCACCTCGCGGCATTGCAGGCGCATCTCGCCGGGCTTGTTGGCGTCCAGGACAGACAGGATTTCGAGCGTCCGCGAGCCTTCCACGAGCCTCATGTCGGGCGTAACGTCCGTCCGCCGCCGAATCCGCACGCTGTGCGTAACCTGAGCCACTACAGCGGCCTGTTCGATGCCCTCGCCGCCCGTTTGCGGCTCGATTGCCGCCCAAACGGTGGCCAGGGTCGTCCAAGTCGTCGTGACTTCGCCGACGCTGTTCTGCGTCTGCGGGTCCGGCCGCTGCTCAATCGTCACCCGGTGACGCATGCTGCCGATCTTCACGCCCACACCTCACGCCGATACGAGCGGATCAGGGCTTCAACGCCGAACGGGATGCCCGACTTCTCGGCAACCGTGTCGCCGCCCGCTTCGCGCGCCTCGTACCAGTGCGCAACCAGGAGCAGGCAGGCTTGCTTGAGCGACTGCGGGACGGACGTGGCCAGGCCGTAGCCCGCCACGTAGCGCACCCGGATTGGCTCAACCGGATACAGATCGACCGACGGCCAAGACGCATCCCAAGCCAGGGCCAGCACCCCCGGCACGCTATCCGTGCCGGCGAGGTAGTTGGCCGAGTCCCAGGTCGTCTCGTTGCCGTCCTTGTCCTTGTACTTGACCGAGGTGATCGACTGAAGCGGCGCGCGCGGCAGCTCGAGCCGGTCTGCGCCCGGCCAGTCCGAGAGGATCAGCTCGAGCGTTTGCGTGACAAGCGCCCGCCACGTCAACCGCTCGATCTCTTCGCGCGCGGCAATGATCAGGGCCGTGATCAGGTCGTCATCCGTTGTCAGGTCCACCTTGCAGTGAAGCTTCGCCTCGGTCAGCGTGATCGGCTCGACCGATGGCGGGGTAACGACTTTGATCTGGAGCATGCGCTATCCCCTGCGCCGCTTGGGAGCGGGTGGATCTGACACTTCCACCCGCTCCGGCGCGTCCGCCACTTCAAGGGCGGCCGAGGGGGCGGCCCGGCCGATGCCGCCGGAGATGATCCAAGCGGCAGTTTCGGCCGGGAGCTGCACCGTCTGGCCCTCTTCGAGCACCCGGAACTCAGGCATGAGCGTGCAGGATTTCAGCACCAAGACGGTGATCATGATTAGGTGTCCGAGTTCTTGAGCACGCACTTGAGCCCGAAGGTGATCGGGTTGGTGTTGCCCACGTTCGCCAGGGCCCTCAGGTACGCGCCCGGCAGCGAGGTCGTGGTGAGGACCGTTCCGGCCGTGGTCTGGGCCGCGAACGTGGTGACGGTCACCCAGTTACTCGCGTCCGCCGACGCCTGAAGCGCATAGGTGAGCGTCACCGGCGCGCCGGCCACGATGGGCGCGGCCGTCCACGTGCTGAAGCAGCTCGCCGTGCCATAGAACTGGGTGTATACAGCGTCCGAGTACACCCACTGCACAACGCTGGCCGCCTGACTATCCACCGTCACCGAGCGCGTGCCGACGATGGAGTCCGCCTGCGTCGCCTTGGGCGCGGCCGAGACGGCAAACCCGAAGGCCAGCGCCATGAGCAGCGCGCCGGCCAGGACCCCGCTAAGCAGGGTGTTGAGTCGGTTGAGTTTCATCTTGTCTGATCTCCTTGGACTACGGATGCGTGCCGTAGCGGATCGCCTCGGCCACGGCCAGCTTGTAGACCGTCCGGACGTAGTACCACAGCCGCACCTGGCCCGTGCCGGCGGCCGAGTACATGTCACGCAGGACCGTCAGGCCGGGCGCCTCGCGCTTGAGCATGAAGCTGAAGTTGCCGAACAGGATCGACTTCTGCCCCGTCGCGATCGCGGCCGGGTAGGAGCTGCCGAACACCGGGTATCCAAAGAGCGTGTTGATGGGGCCCGTCGGTGTGGCGGTGAACTGGAACATGTTGCCGGTCAGAGCCCGGTAAGCGCCCTCAGTGGCGCGGCGCATCACCCAGTTGGCGTTGTCCTGGTAGCCATCCGGCAGGGCATAGACCAGACCCGGGATGTCCGAGTTGGTCGCAGCCGCGGCCGCAGCCAGGGCAAAGGTCGTGCCCGAGGTCAGCGCCTCGGTGATCATCAGGCTGTTGTGAGTCTTGGCCAGGGCCCGGCCCACGTAGCCAGCCAGCCAGCTCTCGACCCGCGTGTCGTCGTCCTCGAGCAGCTCGTAGCTGAGTTCCAGCTTCTTGGTGTACTTGACCAGGGTGAGCAACTTCTTCGCCAGCGCAGGCGCGTCCCGGTCAAACGCCACGGCCTCGCCGGTCGACACGAATTCGTTGGTCGTGCCGTTGTCGACGGGCACATCGACGGTCGTGCCCTTGCCGGGGATGTCGAGCACACCCAGCTTCGGCCCGAGCTCCATCTCGACCCGCTTGGCGATGATGCCCTGATAGAGCCCGGTCGGGACCAGCACGCCGCCATCAGCGGCCGTGGTGATGTTCATGTCGGTGTCGTTCGAGGCGCGCTGCTCCAGCTCCCGCGACTTGTCGCCCGTGCGCAGGTAGTGCAGGAAGGCCCGGCTCTCGGTGTCGCCGCGCTTGGTCTTCAGATTCAGATTGGGCGCCGTCGGGGCGTACGCCTTGGCCGCCCGCGTGCCGGCGCTCTCGTCCAGCTCGGCGTCTTCGGTCTCAACGGCCGTCGCCCGGGCGATGTCGCCCTTGAGGGTGTCGGCCTCCTTCATCTTGGCGTCGAATTCGGCGCGCTGCTCATCGTTCAGTTCGGGCAGGGCGGCAATGGCCTTCGCCGCAGCGATCAGGGCCGCGCGCTTCTGCATCAGTTCTTTTGCCGTCATGGCTGTGTCCTCCTAGGAAAGTTCGATTTCAGCGACGCGCACCCTGGCTTCGAGACTGGCGCGCGCCTGCGCGGAGTCCTTCGCCCGACTGAGAGCGTCCGCGCTCTCGCCGTTGCGCTTGTTGATCTCGGCGACAGTCGCCCGCGCCTCCGCAGAGG